TGTATCGGCCATATTATTCGCCAGCGTGAATGTCAACAATGAGAGTGATCGGTGCGGTTGCGGCTGTGAATGTTAGTGCCGCCGCCGCCGTGTATGGGTGATCGCCGTTGGGGCTTGCTGTCAGCGAGACGAAAGGCACGGCAACGTCCATGGATTGCGTTGCGTCGTCAATCACCACGGATCCGGCAGTTGATGCGGAGCGGATAAGGACGGAATGAACCTTTGTCATCGTCGGCAAATCGCGCCCCTCATAGTCGGTCGCATCCCAAGTGACCCCGGAGAATTTATACGCCCGACTTGTTCCGACCCCTGCGGTGGTGTCCGCTGATGTGGTCGCGGTCGTAATGCCAGCCGATGTGCCGTTTGCGTGAGCGAGGTTTAGCGTTGCGTCGTTTGCCGCTTTATCGACTGCTGATGTGGTCAGCGAGTAGCTAGCCCCAGTGCCGCCAACCGTGTAATGATCGGTAATAGCTGCGGTTGCGCCTAGGGCTGTTCGGACTTTAGCTGCTACGAGTGATGCGGTGTTATCGGTAAGCAGCAGCGCAACCGGAATGACTAGCGGTGATCCGGTGACAAGAGCGCTCGTAACCGTTACATTAAGGTCGCCCGCCGTGGTAGCACCAGCGGCAGCTACAATCGTAGCGGTTTCGACTTGCGCCGTTCCTGCCACGGTTCCGGTGATTATCCCGGTGGACATGTCCATTGATAGCGTATCGCCAGCTTGAATCAGCATCCCGAACGAATACGCGACGTTTGGCGCGTATTCATATCGCAGGGTGGAAAGGGCGGTTCCGATCTGCTGTGAGCCGGAAACATTGATTGCGTTCGGATCTGTTGTTGCCAATACGCCATATCGGACTTCTGAGCCGGAAAGAGTCATACCGAAGGTTTTTCCGAATTGGGGCGAAAGTCAAATTTCAAGCTTTCACTTCCCGCTTGCCTTGATCCTTGGATCGTGCGTAGATTCCTTCCACTATGTTTCAATCCGCGCCCCCCGCGAGGGGGGCGATGGGAAAAGTTATTATGGTTCAATCAGCGAGCAAGAAGACAGGGCTGTGATATTTTCCATGCCATCAAGCTAGCGTGATGCTCCAGACGTATTCGATCCCGTTTACGTCGTAGCTGGTCGCTCCGTAGGTTCCTCGGATGTCCCGGAAGTTGAAACTTGTCCACGCCGAAACGTCAACCTCGACCTCGAAACTCCTCACATCCGGGTTCAGTTCCCCGGTCGTCGTGAAAAAAGTAACGCGGACTCCGAATTTCATTCTGAAATCCGACTCTCCGATTGTCCCGGTGAAATAGGGGCCTGTGAATGAGGGATACACCAGTATGTCGATCTCAGTCACCGGGTCATCGTCATGGTCTCTCCTGACCCCGATGCCCGGATCAGGATCAAAAGACGGCGAGCCAGCGGAAGTAAACCATGGCACGGAGAGCGGAACGAATTGACCCGAAGGCGCTTGGACGAAACCGCAGAACGCCGCGCATTTCCCATCCGCCGATGCTGTTGTCCCGCCTATGTCAGCAAATCCCGATGGGTCGGTGTTACGGACTACCTCGTAACCCTCCTCAAAAGCCATCACATCCAGAAGTGGGTCGCGAAGACCTATCCGGGTGAGTTCCTGGGTTTCCATAAGGACGGATGAGTAGACATACTCGATGTTTGAATAAAATCCCGACCCGTAATATGAACCGTTCATTGTGAGTTCGCCGTGGAAGCTCTCATAGAACGGAGGGGCATCAATGCCGGACGGCTCACCCAAGGTCACAACAGCCAGATTACCAAAAACATCGGGGCCTTCAACTCGTATGTCTTTCGGGGTCAGTGACATGGGTTACGCCCTCCACCAATGGTTGTAGAGACCCCAGCTATCCACCCCGAGATTGCCCCCACCGTGGACATTTGTTATCTCGTAGGCGTCCGGGTCGGGCGCAGTGTCAACCGTAATGTATCCTATGTTTTCAAACGAGGTAAACCCCGTCGCTGAAATTGCCGTCCCGGCTGGCGGCGCGTCCGTGGTTTCCGTGACAATCGTTACAACGTAGGTGTCCGGGTCGCCGAATGTCCCAACGCATTTGATCCATACCCATGTATCTACCGCTACGGTTATCTCGGGAGGCAAGGCCGGATCGCCAACCGTTGCGTCCAGCGCCGTCCCGGCCAGCGTCGGCATTTCCCCGTTTACCGTGCCGGGAATCACCTGTAATTTGTCAGCCTCCGTGCCTTGCTTCAGCGTAAGCTTTAGCGGCGATGCACCGCCACCTCGCCCCGGAGCAACGCCGCCGACGATCTTGCGATCCCGTAGTTCAGCCAGCGCCCTGTTGACCCCACGCGCCCATACTACCAGTCCTCCGACCGTGCGGGGCTTAGGTGGAATTGTGATGTTGCCCTTTAACCAAAGTCTCATGGGCCGTAAAGGAATTGGTTCTTGGTGTTGTCGCGGATAAGTCTGAAATCAAGCGTTTTCATGAATCTATCTGGCCCCGACTGAGTTTGGTTTGGTGAAACAAGCTGCCATGTCCATCCGGTGTTCGGCTTAACCGGATCTCCGGGCGGTGTCGCTACGATCTTGCCAAGAGCGTTTAGTTGCGCCTCGGTAAATCCTGTTTCGGATTCGGTGTGATAGCTGTATGTCCAGCCGCCCTTGTCCCATGTCTGGTCGCCTTCCGTGATGATGTTCGCAAAAAAGATAGCATCTCCAGTTATATATGCGGAAAGCGTATCGTTTGCAGTCAGGCTGCCGTCTTCCTGAATGATCTTGATCTTGCTGTCGCTTGCGTCCCATACGTATTGTCCGGAAATCAAATATCCAAGGACGGTTTTTGCTGTTTGGGATAGCGGTTCCCATTTCGGATGTGATGAAAGCGATTCAGGATTAAGCTGCCCTGAGAGCGTGCTGGTCGCCTGTTCCTGCTCCTCCCCGCTTGATCCGTTGCCCGCGAACTGATAGCCGGTAAACGTGCATTTAACGATTGAATAACCATCTCCCCGGTCTGTCGGGTCGAATGTCTTCATCGTCAGATTCCGATAGATTGGAGGAACCTTTGCGAAGATCGTTTCCCATCTAGCTCTGCGAACAAATGCCGTCAGCACCGACCCGGCTTGCAGGTCGGCGTTGCGAATTAGAACATCCTGCGACGCTTCGATTCCGCCGTTTTCGTTATAGACGACTGAGAATCCGGGTTGTGGAACCCAAGGGATTGACGGTTTGAGGAATTGCTTGAGTGCCATTATGGTTGCGGGGCTAGGTTGCGTTCGATGCTTGCCAGTATTCTAACCACGCGCTCTCCATCCATAATTGTAGCAGGTTCGCCTGGCTGTGCGTATCTGTATCCTGGGGCTTGCGGGACGTTGCCTTGCTTTTGCATTGTCTCGCGCAATATCTGTGTAAACTCACCAGACCCAAACGCATCTCGAAAGCCTTTCCTTACATCCTGATATGATTCGGTGGAGCCTTGTTGCTGATTAAAGTGAGAATTTAAGGACATTGCTGCCTCTCCTGCTCTTATTAGTTGTGCTGGCCCCGTTACTTTTAATGCTGTTGGCATCTTATTAAATATCGGAGTGTTACCAGCCGCTCCAGGTGCGTTGAATAGCTTACCTAGTTCTGATCCCTTCATTCTTTTCGATATGGTGTCGTAAAGGGCGTTACCAGCGAATACCATGGCCGCAACCATTTCTTCTCCCGCTCTGGTCACTCCAGCCATAAGTGCCGCCTCCACCACATCACCAAGCCTGCCTTGCTCGAAAGCGTCCATTAACTGGATCATTATCTTTCCTGTCTCATTTCCAAAATCCTTGAATTTTTCCATCATCTTTGGAAGAAACTCGTTTACTCGATCCAGCGCATTTTTTAGCCCGACGTTGAAGCCTGTTCCGAAGGCGACTTTGAGTTGGTCGATATTGTCTCGCATATTAGAAAGCTTGCCCTCCGTCGTAGCTGATAGCGCCGCCATACCTCCCTGAGCTTTGCTCATAACGCCTTGGAGCATCTTCAATGCCTCCGCTCCGGTAAGCGTTGCCGCCTTTCCCTTCTTTTGTGCTGCCGCCAACTCCTCAAATCTGATCTTTGTAGCTCCGGTGATTAGCCCCAGCTCTTGCAGTCGGTTCACGGATTCGCCCGCGCTTGTGCCGGATGTGATGGCGGAAAACAATCGCCCAATGTGAAGACCAACCTCTCCGAGGGCTTGTCCAGACATTGCTGCCGCATCACCTACAAGACGTAATCCGTCGCCAGTGGATATTAGGCTGCCGCCCATGACCTCCAATAGTCTTGATGTTGCCGCTAACTCCTGGATCTCAAACGGGGTACTTGCTGCAAACTTGGTGATTTCCTCCATTCTATCCTTAGCCGCTGTCGCGCTCCCAAGGAGTGTTGTGAATTGAGTGGTTAGGGATTCGACGGACGAAGCCGCCTCCGAAGATGATTTAATAAATGAAGTCATTCCCGCTATTAGAGCGCCAGTTCCAAGCATCGCTGTCAGCGCCGCAAACGGAGAAAGCAAACTTTTTCCGATGCGTAGCGCCACACCGCCCAAAGACTTGAATCCTGACTGAACCCGCTTCAGTCCTCGCTCGACGGATGCGCCTGCGAATTTAAGCGTAAATGTAGTGCTGATGCTCATAGGTCAAATTTAGGTTTCGGTCGCCTTGCTATGGCTAATAGTTTCGCGTGGATATCTTCCGCTGTTTTTCCTCGATCCGCGATCCCTTCGATTTCGCGTCCGGCCTCGATCCATGCACAGGACATGAGTTGATTGATGAATGACGCAGGGAGTTCATAGAGGATCTGGTCGCGGGTGAGATTGCATTTTCCGAGAGTGTAAATGATTACCGCTTCCGCGCACGGGTCGCAGGTTTGCGGCTTCTTTTGGTTGCCTGCGCCGGGGCTTTTTTTGGGACGGTCATGGAGGAAAAGTATTGCTCGATCTCCTTGCTTGCGTGCGTCCACAACGCCGCCAGGGACTTGCTGGTTGATTCCATAAGAAAGGTGGTCACCCGCGCCTTGGCCTGCGCCCCCTTGATGCTCTGGAGGCTCTTGGGGTCGGTCGTGAACGCAAAGCATATTTCCGCCAGCGCGTAATCGTCGGCGTTGCCCTTCTGCGTCATTACGGGGTTCTTGCGCTCCGTTAGCCAATGGATATGTCCGTAAGCGCATGGATAGACTTTCTGGCCGGCGACTGTGCGCGGCGTTGCGTATGCTGGTGCTGATTTCATATGTAGGAAAGGATTTCGAGTTGTTTTCTTTTTGGTAGGTTGCCGTCAAGCATCACGATAGATGGCCCCGCGTTAACTACGGTTTTTGGAATTGCGGATTTCGCCCATGCGATTGCCGCCCATCGGTTGACGATGTAGCAAATCACGTATGTCAGCGGCGAGTCCGGAAGCTCGTATTCAAGCTGGGACACTCGGGTCAAGTCCTTGCGGATCGAGTCACGGGACACGCCAAGGAACGATGCTCCCTTTTCGATCCAGTCAAGCTTTGACTTAGCTCCGCGTGCATACTTGGCGAAATCCATAACCATTACAAACGGATGCGATGGGAACTCACGCCGGAAATGGTCTGGTTTGCTCCATGCGCGATTCATTTCCTGGGTCACGTATTGTCCGCATTCAGAAGCCGAGTTAAGCCGAAACGATAGGTAGTCATGCCCATCATCGGATTGGATGACCTCGGACGGCTCGATCAAGTCCGGTGCTATGCCGATGCTCATGCAAGCGGCAAAAAAGTTAATGTCGCCCGTTCGATGGGTAGAGAGTTGCGGTGTCATATTTCATGGTGTTATGGATCAGGTAAGGCTAACCGGAGCGTTCGTAACAGTCTCGGGATGGAAAATCCCGGAGCAATCTCCAGTCTCGAAATCGCCGTTCACGCGCTTGAGCATTGCGGCATAGACGACCACTCCGGCGTTTCCTACCGGGGTTCCAAAGATTCCCTTGGAGTTAAGAGAAAGTGTGTCAGCAGAGCTATTGGCTAGCGTAAGAACCGACGCAATGGCCGGGGTGAATCCAGCCGTCTTGGTTGTGACTACGCCGGAAAGCTTAACGTCCGTCCTTGGGTCGGCGAGAGTGAATCCAACCGTTGAACTGATGTGGTTCTTGATGTCAACCTTATCGGACTGGTAATCATAGGTAATTTCACCAAGGAAAAGACCTGTTGCCGAAGACTCATCAACGGTGCCAAAACGGGATAGGGAAAAGTTGCGTGCAGCCATGCCAAAAGATTCCCGCGAACCGTGGCGAAAGTCAAATTACGCAAGCGACCGCAGATCCCTTCCATGTCGTCACCCGATAGCCGTCCTCCTCGCTTGTCTCTGGAGTGTTTATGAGTAGCTGGAAAACACGGATTCCAATTTGGCTATCCATCCACGGCTCCGCTTGGCAAGATTCGATATGCTCGGAGATTGCATCACGCAGGCCCCCATGTGCCAGCTTGCTTGTCGCTTGCTGCGCGTCCTCGCCGGGGGTTGTTACGAGCTTCGTGTCCCATTCGATGGTGAAGGTATTACTATCCTGCACCCCGCCTGATTCAAACCTGGATGCGCTGTCGCCCTCGATATAGATTCCGGGGTATTGCTTCACGGTTGCATCGTCGCGCATCGCCACGGGAAGCGATGTTCCGCGTTGCACCCATCGTTTCCATGCGTCTAGTAGTTTGTCAGTGGTCATCTTTTTTTTCGTTTGAGTTTTGCCCTGATGGCGGATTCATACCATTTCACCGTCATTTTACCGCCGTTGTTGATTGCGTCGATAGCGTCCGATTTCTTCAAAACGTAATTGGTTGAAACATACGGGATGTTATTGATGATCTTCCCGATGGGGTTCCATTGCGAGCGGGTGAGCCTCGATGTGCCACCTCCCTTGAACTTGTGAGCATAGCCTGCCACGTTCTTTCCAATCGTGATGCGTGATCCTTTGCGTTGCTTCGCGCCGATTGATATACCGGCTCCGATCCATCCGCCCTTTGCCTCCCCGGATTTCTTGAAACGGATGCGCAACGCTTTGTTCATTGCCGGAACGGAAGTGATGGCCTTGTCATTCCGCTTCATTGTCGGCACGCGGTTGTTTTTCCCGGTTCGCTTGCGCTCGATGAATGCGTTGATTTCCTGCGGGGTTTTCAATATGCGATCCGGCGTGAATGTCACAAGCGAACCGTTGATAACCAGACCGGACAACTTGCCGGATGCCACGCCGTTGACGTATGCAGCCTTGCTCACGCTGTAAACCGCCCTGTTTGCATCTTTTTTGATAGATGCTTCCTGGTTCTTCTTTGCGTCGGTGTCATCTCCCCAAGCCTGCGTCCCCTTGACAAGCGAGCGGCATGTTGCCACGCCCCAGCGTGCGATTGCGGTTTCATTTGTATCACCGAAATCAGCGGCGAGGGATCGCATCTGCCGGTCTAGTTCACGGGTGTCGATCTTTCCGGATATCATGCCGATTTGTTCGTTGAAACCAATCCCACCGTGACGAAAAACGCGCCCTTGCTGATGGATGAAACGCGCCATGAATCGTCCCTTGCGGTCGCCGCTTTGCCTAGGTAGTCCGTTACCGATCCGGCATAGGCCGATGCGAATGTTGCTGTCTCGACCACGAAATCCATCATCGCATCCCGATCAAATCCGCCTTCCTCGTAATCGCGTGAATGGCGAGCCTCGTTGAACGTCCCGCTGATTGCTGTTCCGCCCGCAATGGATAGCGTCTCCGCTCCAATCACGGCTCTGGCGATTGGAGCAACGGAGGAAATGAACTCGCTCAGGATGGACATGCGCTAGGGTTGCGTGTATCCCGGCGAATGTCAAAACAGGTCAAAACAAATCCGCCCCGCATGGTTGTATGCGGGGCGGACTGCAATGAGTAAACAAATACAACAGATGCCGGGAGATTAGCCGAGGAGAACAGCGAGGTGTTCGGGCTTGATGACCTTAACGCCCCAAGCGAGCGATACTTCATAGGTCATCATGCGGTATCCCGGATACGCCGCGATCTCGAAAGAAAGACCTGAAACAGGGTCAGTGATCGTTTCGCGCATAGCGGCAAGATCGCCGTCAGGGTCAACCTCGGGGAGCCGAGCGGCTAGCACGATGGCGTTTTCGCTGAATCCCGCACTGCGGGCGCTGGTGGAAACCACAGTGATTGCACGGGTAGCGGCGGACTGAGCCACACGCAGTCCCGGGGCGGCAAGCGTGATGGTGTCGCCCGATGCTGGGTTCGCACCCGCAAAGCTAACCGATGCGACGACATACTTGTTGGTGTCGTTTGCGAAGGTGATGATATCACCAGCGGCAACCACTCCGGTTCCTGCGGTAGCAAGCGGAATAACCGTCTGCCCAACAGTAAACGCGGCGTTTGTGCTGGTGGCGGATGCCATTGCTCCAGCTGCAACTGTTGGAACTTGCGCGGATTCGCGGAATTTGAATCCGTTGACATCCATGATCATTCCTTGGCGGGTGGAATCCCCGTTGAGTGATGTATTTGCGTTCAGCGGGTTATTCAGAAGCGTGCGAAGCGATGCACCAGCGGTGGTGTTGATCACCAGCGATCGTCCGGTTCCGGGTGCGCCGTTGTCGTCGAGGATTTTCTTCATCTGGGCGGATGCACCAAGATCGGAAGCGAATGGGGTTGTCCCAGCTATGCCGAATGCGCGGGATGCACCGAGATACGCTGCGGTTGCGATGTCGGTTTCCACCTCATTGACGGCAGCGCGAAGAGCTTGTGCGATCCATCCTTGTGAAACGGTCAATGCTCCGGGGCCACGGTCGAGAGTGTAACGCTCTTCACCAGTCCAAGAGAAAGGGAATGCGCGAACCTTTGTGATAGTAAGCCCGGAATTGTCAACAGTTTGGTCGTTAGCAGCCGGGAACGCCATAGCAGGCGTAATGTCACGCCCCGCCGAATTTGCGCGAGACTTTGGAACGCGAACGGTTTGGTTGAGCGCAACGCGATCAACGCTTGCGTCGCGAGTAACCGACGGAACAAATCCGACGAGTTCGCGAGAAACCACGTCAAGCGCGGCGAAGGAGTCTGATACTAGGTCTGTAAGGGTATTAGCCATGGTCGTTTGTTTTTAGATTGTTTGTGAGATTGTTTAGTCAATAAGCTTGCCTCCGCCCCTAATGAAGGCCATTTGAGCGTGCGGTTGTAACTCGCGGAACTCAGTAAGCGTTTTGGAGCTGATCTTATCAGTTGGATTTTGCGCACCAAGATCAAGCGGCTCGCCGTGACCCATCGCGGCGAGCTTTTGTGCGGCTGCGTTGTCGATCTTTTCGGCGTTGATGGTGTTTGCTGCTTCCAGTTCGATGATCTTCGCCTGGAGGCTTGGGACAAGCTCTGCCTGAATGCGAAGCTCCACGTTTTCGGTGCTGAGCTGGGCGGCTTCTTGCAAAGCGGCTTCGGCTGCGTCTAGCTTGACCTGGTAGTCAGCGGCTTGCGCGGTGATGTCGGCTTCAAGCGCAGCAATGCGTTCGATAGACTCTTCGGAAGATGGGTTCGTGAGGCGATTAAGAAAGCTCATATGCGAAGAATCCGCTGATGCTTGGCGAATGTCAACTTGCTCCCCGACCACCTCGTCAACAAATCCGTTTGCAATGCTTTCGCGAGCGGTCATCCATGTTTCACGCTTCATCATTTCGCGGACTTCTTCCTTATCAATACCCGTGCGCTCGGCGTAAATATCGGCAATGTCTCCACTGATTCCGTCTAGTAGGTCAGCGGTCTTACGGAGTGATTCCGCGTTGCCTTGCGCTGCGCTGGATGCGTCATGGATCATCATGCGCCCGTGCTTAACAATGGAGATTTTATCCGCTGCCATAGCGATGACACTTGCCATGCTCGCGGCCATTCCGGTGATGCAGGCATTGACAACTACGCCACGATCCCGAAGCGAGCGGATTTCCTGATAGATTTTGTATCCATCAAACACGCTGCCGCCCGGGCTGTTGATCTCGATGTCGAGAACATCAACGGCATTCTCTGCCGCGTTCATAATCTCGCCAAAGTCCGCGCCTTCAGCTACTGCTGCGGCTCCGAACATTTTGCCGATCTCATCAATCATGCGTTTGATGCTGTCCTGTGTGACAGCTTCATTCAGTTTCACTTTTCCTGCTTTGTTTTCGATGGTGATCATTCTTCTGTGGGTTGGATTGGTTGCTCGTTTGAAGTTAAAAGTCTCACGCTGCGGGGGTCGATCTCCACGCCGTATTCCGCGCCGATCTCACGGACGGCAACAAGGCGCATAGCCTCCTCACGCGCCCGCTCGCGGATGGTTTCCTCGTAATCGGTGGAAAGCTCACCCATAACGGCGGTGGCGTTGACTAGCCCTTTATCGTAAAGCTCCATCTTCTCTTTTAGGCTGCGGCCATCGTCAATCGTGAGTTTTGGCGGCTTAGTAAATTCCCACTTCCACCATTCATCCGACTTCGGAATGCGCCCGGCTTCCATTGCCCATGCGATAGCCTTGGTGACTCTCCACTTCGCGATCTTCTCAAGCATGGATTGGCGATCTTCGACAAAGCGGCAAGCCTTGCCAATGTCGGCGCGTTCGGCGGTGCCTTGTCCAGATGGCTTCCAAAGCGATGCAGGGAGGCTTGCTCCGATCAAACATTGCCGCGCCTGCATGTCATAAAACTCATGCCAAGGGTTGCCGGGGCGGAAGTTCTGGTGCTGCGTGATCTTCTCGCCAGCCCCTGCCGTCGCGTAGGTGATGCGCCCGCCTTGGAGATATTCCACGGCGAGCTTACCGCATTCGGTAGCTGGCTCGTATCCTGGCTCGTCCATGTCGGGGCCGCCGGATTCGTTCTCAATCGTATAGTTGAGAGACGACATGGAGAGCAGGTTCATGCGCTCCCATTCCTCGCTCTGGAGGATGTCGCGCAGGTTGTTCAGTGAATGCCAGAAAAGGGGCAGACCCCGGCGTTGCTCCGGCCAGTAGCGGTCGAAAATGTGGAGGATGAACTTCTTTTCGATGAACTGCTTGTGCCGTCTATCAACGTCGCAAAGGGAGTAAGCGACCGGGATTGAGGTGTTTGGGAAATAGACGATTCCGTCGTATAGATCATAACCCTTAT